TTGTAATAATGTTCTCCTGATAATGTTTCTAAAGTTTTTGCTACACCTAGTTTTTTTCTATCGCTATAATTTGTTTTCAAATCTTCTGAGCAATCTTTTAATTTGTTACTAGAAGAAACAAACTCTATTTTCAAACTATTTTCTTTTGTGTTTTTCATAATAAAATATTGTGCAATCATTCCTTGTACCGTTTTCATTCTATTGGCAATTGGACTGATTTGGTTTTCAATAATAATATAATCTATTTTGTTGACATCGTATTCTCCACAAAATATCAGGTCTAACCTGGTTTTAATATTACAACCGATCGTAACTAAATCTACCTTGGATGCATTTGTATTTATAACTGGGTCAAAACACGTATTGTGTATGTATTCTTGAATAACTTGCAACAAATCATTTTTTTTGATTGGTTTTTCAAATGGAATTTTATATTTTTCAGCAATATCAAAGAGAGTTTGTATTTTCTGTTTCGTGATGAATCCATGTTTTAAATCAGATGTAGGAATTTGGAAACTTTGTTTTTTTGAATGTTTCAGGCAAAAACATTTGGTGTCTTTTATAAATTTCGCAGGTTTATCACAAGGAATATTTTTTTCAACAATATGACAAAATAGACTTTCCTGTTCGGAAATATTGACAACATCCCATTTGGATATGCGAAAATAATTATCTGTATTCATTTTTTCCAATAAACAAAAAGCTAGGTTTTTAATTCCAACATCAATACTTACTATTCTCATAAATAATAAATATACAATAAATTTTATATATTTATTTGGTTGTTCTCTCTATTCTCTATTCTTTATTGATTGTAAGTAGAAACAGGTTGGGGTGTGATATTGTGTTCATGTTTAATAAATTCAGGAGGCACAATAATAGTTGGGGAAATAAGTTGTGCATTGAGTTGTTCACGGGTTAAATAGGGATCTTTCAAATCGCTTTTTCTATAACCGAATCCAGGTTTTCCTGTATCAAAATTATTCTTAAATGTATAGGGTACATTACTAGAAGGTGTTGTATCCACATTGTAATGTGGGTCGAAACCAAGTACTTCACATGATTGTACACTGTTAAACTTCATAATTTCTAAACCATTATGTACCATGTATTGTCTATAATCCCAATTACTATGAATATTTTCTGTCTTTTGAATTCTTTTGTTCACAACGGCTTCGGGTTGCCATGTTGCAAAATTACGACCATCCATCATAATGGGTGGAAAATCAAAATGAATATTATTAGAACTACTGTAACATTGTTGCCACATTTATATTATATATTATGGATATAGAAAAGAAATTATTTATTCTACTTCAAGTAATTTCAAAATTTCATTTTTTTTCAACTTACTTGCATCTGTTACAATTCCTTTTTCAACAAGAATACTTTTTAATTTGTTCAAAGAAACTTTCTTGTAATCCAAAATATCTATACTTTTAGGTCCTTCTAAATCTTCCAAGTTGATTGTTTTTTTCAAAACTTTATGAGTTATCTCTTCTAAATTAGTAATGTCATCAATATTTTTTTCATCGTTTTCACTACTATCTAAAATATTCTCTGTTGTTTCTCCTATATTAATTGTTTTTATATCAATTATCTCCAAGTCTTCTTCTTCGTCTTCGTCTTCGTCTTCATCCTCATCGTCTTCATCCTCATCATCCTCATCTTCATCCTCATCCTCATCCTCATCCTCATCGTGTTCTTCATCATCATCGTGTTCCTCATCATATTCGTCGTCTGAAACATTGATTAAATCTTTTTTCTCTCCTAATTGAATAATTTCATTGAGAGTTGTGTTATCAACAGGATAATTGTTTCCAAAGGAAATGGGTACAGATGAACCGATAGTTAACAAAGATTGTGTTCTTTTTAATTCTTCTGCCATGGTGGTAACCAATTCCAACATGGAATTTATTTTATGGTTTTGGAGATTTATTTTTTGAATAAAATAAATGGAAACAGTTCCGACTACTAAAACAGTTATTGCTAAATGAATAAGAAATGTCGTTGAAAAGAAATCTAATAAAGCCATTCTTAAAAAAGCAAGATATAATTAATTTAATAAAAAAAACGAATAATATGTATTTATTGTTTTATAGAAAGGTAATCTGTATTTTTAATTATTTCAGTAGGATAATTCATGTCACGTAAAACTTGAAATCCTCCTTTTACGGAAGAAATACCCTTTTTCAAAACATAGGTGTATTTAATTTTATCATATTGTTCAATCGTATCCATTTTATAATTGACAATATTTTGATTTTTTTCCAAATGATTGCAAACATCAATAAAATGAGTAGTTAACAAACAATTCATATTTTTATTTTTTACTAAATATGTCATAAAGGCAGTACCGCTGATTACCGCTTCTTCCGGATTTGTACCTGAAAACAACTCATCAAAAATACAAAAGTGAAAATCTCTTTTATTTGTGTCAATAACATCAATAATTTCTTTGCAGCGTCTTGCTTCTGCTTGAAACAAACTATCTCTCCCCGATGTATCAGGTATATTTAGATAACAATGAATGTGGTGATAAGGATGAAATCTTGCTGAATCATAAAACCCACAACCGATTTGTTGTGTCAAAATAATATTGAGAGTAGTTGATTTCAATACAGTTGTTTTACCTGATGCGTTTGGACCGGTAATAATTAAATTTTTCTTTAATGTAATATTATTTTTCACAGGTACGGAGCCTTGTGAAAGAGGTGCATAATAGGATTGCTTAAAGATATTTTTTCTTGGTTTTTTTATAAATAAGGCGGGATTTATTTTTTTCTCTCTTATGTTTTTTTGGCAACCCATAATATTTTCTAAATATCCGTGGAATCCAAAAGTAAAGAGAAAGGTTTTGTTGTATGTTTCGTTGTCATATAATTCGTAAAAAGTTTTTAAAATATGACCGATTTCAGCAATTTTTTTTGGATGATATGAAAAAGCTCCAAATTTACCAAGTTTTTGAGTGTATTCTTCCAAAATTATTTTATTTCTCTCTACTTCTTTATTAAAAGAGTAATAAGTAGTAAGTTTTTCTGTTTGCTTCAAGTAATGATTCATAGTATCAATAGAATGATTTGTAAATTTCTTTATTTTGTCAAGTGATTCGTGTATTTTTTTCATATTGTTTTTGAATCGTATGCATATCAAAATATTTTGGTAAATAGAAAACAAATAAAATCCAGCTGAAAATACCAAATACATTTTTTGTTGAAAAGCAACATTATTAAAATCTGTAAATATTCTACCTAGAGCATGTTGCGAAGCTAAAAAATAGAGAACTTTAATATATTCTGCAAAAGAAACTTTGATTCCGCGTAGTTGGAGAATGAAAAAAGGAACAATCAAAAAGATAAAGGGAAGTAATAGAGAAATGACGGGTGATGCCATATTGTAAAGACTCATTCCAAGTAAAAAATTCTCAGAGTAATTGAGATGTTCACAAAATTTCCAATCCAAATACAAATATCTATCCTTGAATCCAGTATCGTTTTTTACTTCGTCCCATAAATCAATAATTTCTTTATTTTCAGGCAAGGGTCTTCCTTCGTATATTTTCAACAAGGTTTGTGTATCTTTTAAATAATCAACATCCGTTGTATAATAATTCGGCATTTGTTCCAATACTTTTTTACCAAAGCATGTTTCTGGTTGATATACATACTGATACATGCAAGTTGTGGAAGACGAAGGATCAATCGTTTGAATTAGTTCTAAATCTGTAATAATATTTTCCTTCAATTCTACCTTTTTGGCATTGTAAAAAATAGGTAGTTTAAATTCATTGTTTATGGATTCTAGTTTTGAAGTCATATACTACAAAACTAGAATAATAAGGTTTTTATTTTACGAATACCAGATCGTTAAATCAATGTATGAAATGTACTCGGTAATTCTTTTATTTGCGTACTATAAAATTGTTCAATTTCCTTAATTTTACCAATATCACGTCGGGTAATGAAATTGATTCCCATACCTTTTCTTCCCCAACGTCCACTACGACCAATCCTGTGCAAATAAGCATTTACACATTTTGGAACGTCAAAATTAATAACAATACTCACTTGTTGTATATCAATACCACGCGCCGTTACATTAGATGAAATTAGGACACGTTGTTTTCCTGTACGGAACTCGTTGAATGCATGATCACGCGATATCTTGTCCATATTACTATGAATACAACAAACAGGAAATTTATCCTCTAGCATCGCTTCGTATAAATCTGCCACACGTTTCACACTATTACAATAAATAATACATTGTGACATAGAAATAAAGGAAAATAAATCCTTCAATGTGTAGTATTTCTGTTTATCATCCTCCACTGCTACAAAAAACTGTGAAATACCCTCCAACGTTAAACTCTCAGATTTTACAAATATTTTAATCGGGTCACGCATAAATTTAGAGGTAATAGAATTGATATAGCTTGGTAACGTGGCACTAAACAATGCTACTTGTATTTCACTATTGAAATTCTGGAAAATATTGTACACTTGTTCCTTGAATCCCGACGATAACATTTCATCTGCCTCGTCCAAAATAACAAGCTTTACTGTATTAGATTGAATATAGTTTCGTCTCATCATATCGTAAATACGACCTGGACAACCTGTAATCACATGTGGAACATTGTTTTTTAAAACGACAGAATCTTCATCAATAGAAGAACCACCTACCAAATTCAAAACACGTAGACCTTTTAACATAGAACCAATATTGGTAATCACGTTAGCCGTTTGCGAAGACAACTCTCTTGTAGGTGATAAAACAATCACTTGGGTTTCATTCTTATTCAATTCTACCTTGGATAGTGCACCGATGGTAAATGCAGCTGTTTTACCGGTACCTGATTGTGCTTGAGCTATAATATCCTTACCGTCAATAATAGGTGTAATAGCCTTACACTGAATGGGACTGGGCTTCTCAAAACCATAAGCATAGATGCCGCGTAATAAATCGGCATCTATATTTAAATCGTCCCATGATTTAATATCTTGCGAGGAATCATAATTTTCCTCAAGTTCGTCTTTTTGAAAACTG